GTTAAGAGCTTGTCTGAGAAGCACCCCAATGGTGTGACTCGTAAGGCTCGCCCTGTTAACAGTGTGAAAGAAAACATCCGCATCAACTCAGAGTTGTGGAACATTGCCGAAGACATTGCCTTCGCTTAATCAACCAAGGCAGGGGCTTAGTCCCCTGCATAAGGAACATATATGTTAAGTAACAAGACAAAAATTGCAGGTTACATGGGCGGTGTAAAGGTACTACACATGAACATAGACTGCTTGTGTCCTTGGGAAACCATTCAAAAGATTTGTGATGTGTTGCGTGAAGACATCAACAAGTTAGGTGATGGTATTGATTTTGAAATAACTGTAACGGATACGGACATTTAATGCATCAAGATAAAGCAATTGGTATGTTCATGGGTCTGTTCATTGGAGATGCACTGGGTGCTCCATTGGAATTCATTCGCCCTGAACACATGACAGAAGTAACATCAGAGATGGTGGGTGGTGGTGTGCATGACACTGCCATTGGAGAATGGACAGACGATGGTGCTATGGCTGTGGCTATTGCCGATGCTTACATTAGTAAAGGTGGCTTTGCTCCCAGTGAGATTGCTGCCAACTTTAAAATGTGGAAGAAGACAGGACACTTTGGTACTCGCAATTATGTCTTTGACATAGGGCGTACTTGCTCAACATCTATTGATGCCATGACTACAGATCGTCCTTACATGGGAAGCACAGACTTCTATGCCAGTGGCAATGGCTCTATCATGCGACTAGCTCCCATCATGTTAGCCAATCACAATGATGTTGGCTTAGCTATTGCTGAGAGTGTTGCTGTGTCACTGATGACACATGGCACTCACAACATTGTTCAATGTACAGCAGGGTTTGTTTCGGAATGCATGGCAGGAACTAAGTTTCTCAACTACAACCGCATTCGTAACTACAACACAAGGAATGGTGAGCGTACTGTTAACACCATCATGCATTCTTATGCTCAAGCATGGGACAGTGTTGACCTAAGCCATAGCTTTGAGGATGCAGTGGTACATGCTGTCAACTTAGGCTATGACGCTGACACTGTTGGTGCAGTGACTGGTATGTTGGCAGGACGTATGTATGGATACAGCAACATCCCCAAGAGATGGCTCAAGGTGTTGGTTAAGCACGATGAATTGTTAGAGATGGCTCATAAACTTTATGCACTGGGAGGTGATGATGGAACAGAATGAAATGCAACAAGCATTCCCCTATACAGGACTAGGTAGTGATGGCATGACCTTGCGTGACTACTTCGCAGCTAAGGTTATGGCATCTATGCTTGGTCAGGGATGGGTGCTTAAGGAAGAAGAGATTCCTGCAAGGGCATACAAGATGGCTGACAGAATGATGGAGGCGAGAGAGCAATGACCATCCCTACATTCAGTGCTTATGAACATAAGATTGTGTACGAAAACCCTAAGTGCATTACTGATGGCATCTTGCTGTACAAAGAAGCCACCATTGAGATTGATACAAAGCATATCACGAATCAGTTTCTACAAAGGTTGATGTATCACATGGGAGAAGGTCACATCCAAGTGAAAGTTTCAAGGATGAAGGAAAACACATGACACAAGATGAGATCATTGAGATGGCTAGACAGCTAAAGATGCCGTACTACTACCAAGATAACACAATAAAAGATTTACAAAAACTTGAAGCCTTTGCCAAGCTAGTAGCACAGAAAGAGCGTGAGGCATGTGCTGAGATTGCTGAAAAGCAACGCTACGCAATGCACATTAGTTTGACTTCTAGTCCTGTACAAAATGGTACAGCAGTTGGAATTGCTAACGCCATCCGAGCAAGGGGACAAGCATGACACTACCTCGCTATGTGGCACTGGCTAAAGCCTCTGAAGGTGTAACTAAGTATCGCTACAACCCACCACAGGATGCTGTTGATGCAGGGGTGGTGGCTAGGCGTGTGCTTGGCACTGACAAATCTAAAGCCTTTGCTTTAGCTGAAGAGCTGAATGCACAGCTAGACAACTGGCGTAAAGAACTTCGCTACCTCAAGGATATATCAGAAGATACGAAGGTTGTTGACTTAATCAAGGCGTATAAGAACAACATCACTTATACCAAACTCAGTGTGAAAGCACAACATGACTACATCTACTATCTACAGGGATGGCAGGACAGTAAGGCCAATGGCATACCTCTGTATCAATGTAAGCTAGGCAGCTTAGTCACACCGCATTGTCAGAAGATATATGAACAACATGCTGAGCACAGTGTTAGCCTAGCTAACCACACCTTAGCTGTCTACAGGTTGCTCTTCAATTTTGCCATTCGTCATGGCTACATCACACACAATCCATTCAGCAAGGTGCTGAGAAGATCAGACAAACCTCGCAGGGTGGTGTGGACAAGGGAAGATGTTAGAGCATTCATGAACACAGCATATGCTACATTCAAGTGGCGTAACGTAGGACTCATTGTGCAGATGGGCTATGAATATGGACAGCGTATGGGTGATATGCGTAAGCTACGGTGGGATCAGGTTGATCTAGAGAAGGGTGTGTTGCACTTGGAACAAAGCAAGCGTAGGTCTAGGGTGACTATACCGACAAGTGCAGGGCTGTTAGCAATGCTTAAGCAACAGCATGCTGAGTTTGGGTGGCAGCAATATATTGCACCATCCAACAATCCCGATAGGAAGGGTGGCCTACTGCCTTACAGCTTGTTCAATCTGTCTAGAGTGGCAAAGCAAATCATGACTGAGGCAAGTCTGCCCAGTGACTTGGTGTTGCAAGACCTACGAAGGACAGCCATCACAGAGATGATTGAGGTGGGTGTACCCATCACCAACATCATGTCAGTGTCAGGCCATGCCACACCGCAAAGCCTAACACCTTACATCAAGAACACTTTGCGTAGTGCAACAGTGGCTCAAGATATGAGGGAGCTTATATGAGATACAAGTGTTCTAAATGTAAGCAGGTGTATGAGAGGGACAGTGGCAAGGCTTGGATAAAAAGCTATTGCAATGAGACAGATCAGTATGCTAGATTGATAAAGGAGAAAAGAGATATGCAGTTGAGTCAGATGGAACAAGAGGCAGTTGTTGTTGAACAACTTGAATGGCTTCTGCAGTATGAACTTAAGCATGATGCTGAAGATCAAGACTGGGAGCTTATCAATGCATTAACAAGAGTGTTGAAAGAGTTTGAACCAATAAACTTTGTGGAGGAAAAGTCATGAGTGCTTGGCTAATTGCAATTGTTGGTGTAGTGTATGCAGTGGTGGCAGTGGATTTGCTGCTCAAGGGTAGCACTGGACTAGGCATAGCCTTTATTGGTTATGCACTGGGCAATGTGGGTTTGTATATGGAGGCAGCGAAATGAACAAAGAAGACATCATTCGTAAAGCTGAAGAAGATGAGTGGATTGAAATAACTCAGTTCATGAAGTTGGCTGTGTTAAAAGAACGTGAGGCGTGTGCAAAGGTGATTGAAGAATGTAATTGGCCTGAGTGGGCTGACGCAACTGATGCAAGGGATGTGTTTGCAGAAGCAATCCGAGCAAGGGGGCAAGCATGAAACCAATAGCATGGTATGACCCAAGCAATGGCATGGTGAGTACAGACCAAGACTGCCCTTTGTTTACACCACTGGGTCAGGTGTGGGGTTTGTATTTAAAGCAAGAGTGGGTAGGTCTGACGAATGAAGAGAAAGAAAAATTCAAAGGAGATTGGATTAGCACCAATATCCACTACGCAAACATTAGCGAGTTAATGGATGTCATTGAGCAAACCTTGAAGGAGAAAAACACATGACACCAAACACAATTGAATTTCAAACCACCAGCAACACATTGATGGATGGTTGGGTGATGCGTATCACAGCAGATAGGCGCATTGAAGTTAATGAAGATGTTGATGTAAATGAAGCAGCAAAGAAGGTGCTAGAGGCTATGCAATGGATGCTTGATAAGCAGAAGCGCACATGGGTGGCTCTGACAGATGAGGAAAAGAATAAGATATCTTTTATAGCAGGAAGTGATAAGTATTGGCTTATCAGTTTGGTTGAGAACAAACTTAAGGAGAAAAACACATGACTAATTACACAGACGAAGACGATGAGTTTGCTCGCATCGAACGAGAAAACAAAATGAAGGGACAGCCTTATCACTTTGATATTTTTGTTTCTCCATCACAGCGCAACCAAGTGCTTGAGGAGGCTGCAAATATGTGTGATGAACTTTGGCAAAACGATGGCACAGCATATGACTGTCGAGAAGCTATTAGAAAGATGAAGAAATGAAAAACTATTTCATCAGTGCATACATCATGGCTGTGTGCTATGTCATTGGAGCCTTCATTAACTGGGATGTTAATGCAGGTAATTGGACAGAGTTTGCTAGGCTAGTTGTTGTTCTCATCTGGCTATTCATATCAATTCTCTGGGCTTCTTATGAAGCAGAACGCAACTGTATGAGGGATACCAAATGAAAGCACATGAACTTGAAAACCTCATCATGGCAGCATGGATAACTAAAGAGGACATCGACTCCATCCTGTGGGTGTTGATGGACAGAGAGAAGAGTCCAACAGAGGATGAGCTAGCCAACTTATTAATTGGACTACACACCCTTCACGATGCTAGAATGGCTAAGCTGTTTAACGGATACGAGCAAGTATTAAAGACCAACAAAATAACTTACAAGGGCTATGACATTTCTAAAAACCCATCAACCTTGTGAGACATGTGGTAGCAGTGATGGCTTGTCCATCAATGATGACATGTCCACCAAATGTTTTGTATGTAATACATACATCCCTTCCACCAACAATGAAAGACTAGAAGTGATTGATGTTGATACAGAAACGAAAGACACAAGCTCTTTCCTGAAGGAATACAACGAAGGCCACAGTGTGTCTGTGTCAGACAGACGCATTAACAAAACCACGATGGAACGCTATGGCGTTGTTAGAAGCAACGGCTTCTACTACTTTCCATATTACGACAGCAACTCACAACTGGTGGCAGCTAAGCGTAGGGAAGTGAAGGACAAGAAGTTCACTACTGTTGGTGGATGGAGCAAAGGTACACTGTTCGGACAGAACCTCTACCCATCCAATGGCAAGTACTTAACAATCACTGAAGGTGAGTTTGATGCACTGGCTGCTTACCAATTGACAGGTAGTAAATATCCTGTGGTGTCTATTCGCACAGGTGCAGGTAGTGCATTGAAGGATGCCAAAGCAAACTATGAATACATCAACAGCTTTGAAAACATTGTGCTGTGCTTTGATGGTGATGAGGCAGGACAGAAGGCAGCGAAGGAAGTTGCTGAATTGTTTGGCAGCAAGTGCAAAATATTTAAACCAGACCCTGCATACAAGGATGCATGCGAGTGGCTAGCAGATAACAAAGAAGCTGCATTCGTAGCCCGTTGGTGGGCAGCAGAGCCTTTCGTTCCTGATGGTATTGTCAGTGGCACTGGGCTGTGGGAGCTAGTGTCTAAGCCAATGGAAGCAGCAGATTGTTTCTACCCTTGGAAGGGATTGAACGACATCACCTATGGCATCAGAGCAGGTGAGCTTGTTACATTCACAGCAGGTAGTGGCTTAGGTAAGAGTCAAACTCTTAGAGAAATTGTTTGGCACTTGCTACAGAACAGCAGTGACAACATTGGCTTGATGTTTCTTGAAGAGAGTGTGAGAAAGACTGGCTTGTCAATGATGAGCCTTGCTGCTGATCTTCCTATGCACCTACCTACAACTATGGTGTCTGATGCCATACGCAAGGACGCATTTGAAAAGACACTAGGCACTGGACGCTTGTACTTCTTTGATCACTTCGGCAGTACAGCCATTGAAAACATTGTCAATCGTGTGAAGTATATGGCTAAGGGGTTGGGATGTAAGTATGTATTCTTAGACCACTTAAGCATCATCGTATCCAGTCAGGACAATGGTGATGAGCGTAAAGCCATTGATGAAATTATGACCAAGCTTCGCATGCTTGTGCAGGAAACTAGCATTGCTCTCATCATTGTTAGCCACCTCAAGCGTCCCTCAGATAAGGGACATGAGGAAGGTGCAACCACTAGCCTAGCGCAGCTTCGTGGCAGTGCTGCCATTGCACAGCTTAGTGACATGGTGATATCGCTAGAGCGTAATGGACAAGCTGACGATCCTGTTGAGCGTAACACCACCAAGGTGAGGGTGTTAAAGAATAGATACAGTGGACAAACTGGTCCTGCTTGCAGCTTGCTTTATAACAAAGACACTGGCAGAATGTTCGAGATTGATGACACAATGGAAGGACTTATGCTATGAAGAAGTGGGATGGATTTGATATTGCCATCATAGGCACAGCTTCTGTATGGAATGGTAATGAGCGTGTTGAAGTGTTGGTGTATGACATCTTTGTAATGGTGCAACAACTCATCGTCAGGGATGGTATGACTGAAGAGGAAGCACTTGAATACATTGAGTTTAATATTGAGAATGCTTACATAGGAAAGGACACACCAATTATTGTGTGGGAATATAACGATGAGTGACGGAGGAAAGGGACACACTCAGCGTCCCAGATCAATAGCTGATGAGGAATGGGCTACTAGATGGAATGCCATCTTTGGTAAAGACTCAATAGAAGATTACAAACAGTCGGAAGATATTAATAACCTCCGACAAAATGATAAGGACAAGGACGATGATCTTCTTAGACATAGAGACAAACCTGAAACATGACACCATTTGGTTGTGTGTTACTAAGCACAACACCACTGGTGAGGTGAGGCACTGGCGGGAAGCCGACAGCTTGCAACAATACTTAGATGGTGAGCAAGTGGTAGGCCATAACATCATTGGCTTTGATGCTCCAGTGCTGAAGAAGGTATGGGGTGTTGTCATTCCAGACAACATGTTGGTGGATACATTGGTGATGTCACGCCTGTACAAGCCCGACATTGACATTGTTATTCCTGAGCAGGGCAAAGCCCCTAGTCCACACAGCCTAGAGGCATGGGGCTATCGCTTAGGCAGCTACAAGATTGGATTCACTGACTTCGATGGTGGATGGACACAAGAGATGGCTACCTACTGTGAACAGGATGTTCAACTTTTAGAAAAACTGTATGTTTTTCTGACAACAACAATGGTGAAGGAAGGGTTTTCCCTACAAAGCATTCAGCTTGAGCATGAGGTTGCCATCATCTGTCGTGGCATGGAAGACAACGGCTTCATGCTAGACATGGAGAAAGCTATGGTACTTAGTGCAACACTTAGTGGACGCATGTCTGACATTGAAGAGAGCATGCAGCAGGTGTTTCCTCCCATCGTAGAGCAACGCTTCTCTGAGAAGACAGGCAAGCAGCTCAAGGATAAGATTACCATTTTTAATCCCGGAAGTAGGCAGCAAATTGCTGAGCGATTGGCAGGGCTTGGTGTTGTCTTTACAAAGAAGACAGACAAGGGTAATGTCATTGTTGATGAAGCTGTGCTTGAGAAGATTGACTTACCAGAGGCTAAGCTGGTGGCAGAGTATTTAATGATACAGAAAAGAGTGGCACAGATAAGTAGTTGGCTTGAGCTAGTTGGTGATGATGGACGAGTGCATGGTAGGGTTACTACCAATGGAGCTGTCACTGGCAGAGCCACACACAGTAGTCCTAACATGGCACAGGTTCCTGCGGTGGGTAGTCCCTTTGGTGCTGAGTGTAGAGAAATGTGGCGTGTGCCTAAGGGATACAAGCAGGTAGGTGTTGACCTATCAGGCATTGAGCTGCGTTGCTTAGGCCACTACCTGAATGATCAAGAATGGATGGATGAGTTGCTTAAAGGTGACATCCACTGGTTTAATGCACAGAGCTTTGGCTTGGTGGAGAAGGGTACTACCAAGGACGATAACAATCCAGAGCACAAGAAGGCTAGGAATACCACAAAAACCCTGACATATGGGGTGTTGTATGGGGCAGGAGCTGCCAAGGCAGGATCGATTGTTGGTGGTAACAGCAGCAAAGGCAAGAAACTAATTGATAGTTTTATTAACAATACGCCCGGCCTGTCTGCCCTGAAGAAGAAGATATCTAGGCTGATGGCTAAGGGTCATCTCCCTGCACTGGATGGACGCAGGGTGTGGGTTAGATCTGAGCATGCTGCATTGAATACATTGCTACAAAGTGCAGGTGCTATCATTGCAAAACAATGGCTTATTGAATCAACAAAGCTGTTGCAAGAGAAGGAGATAGATGCTAAACTATTAGCGTTTGTTCATGACGAAACACAATGGGAAGTGAGAGAAGATCAGGCAGAGGAAGCAGCTAGGCTCATTGAGCAAGCAGCAACCAAAGCAGGTGAAGCTCTCAAGTTTAGATGTCCTGTTAATGCAGAGGGTAAGGTTGGTGACAACTGGAAACAGACGCATTGATAGGCGGTTGTTGGTCTGCCGTTCAGACCGTTTTCATATTGGAGAATATTATGAGTGAAGAAAAGAAAGCCATCAAGATTAAAGCTGATGTGTTCTGGTGTCAACACAATAAGGTGAATGACATGTCTGGTAAGTTTCAGCTTAACCTGTGTAACCTGTCTGACGCTGCTGTTGAAGCATTGGAAGACATGGGCATCAGTGTTCAAACTGGTGAAGACAAGAAGGCTGACATGGGCAAGTACATCACTTGCAAATCAGAGAAGCCTATCCGTGTCTTTGACACAGACAATGATGAAATTACTGAAGCCATTGGCAACGGTAGTAAGGCTAAGGCTTTAGTGTCTAGCTATTCTTGGACATACAAGAACAAGAAGGGTGTTAGCCCTTCATTGAAGAAGCTGGTCATTACAGACTTGGTTGAGTATGCTGCTGCTAGCGGTATTAATGCAGATGATGAGGACGTATTATGAACTTGAACATTACACTAACTCTGGACCAATTGAACTTGGTACTGGCAGCACTTGCTAAGCTTCCTTTTGAAGCTGTTACAGACACCATTGCCGCTATCCGACAGCAAGGCACTGAACAACTTCAAGCGGCTGAGGCAGCAAAGACTGCTGAAGTAACAGAAGTAACAGAAGCTGCTTAATGAAAGCACTATTCGATAGCGATATATTCGCCTATCGTGCAGCATCCGCATGTGAGGACGAAGACGAAGCAACGGCACAGCGAACACTGGATCGTTTAATTGGTGATGTCCTCATGTGTGGTGTTGATAGCATCTACCCTGATTGCTTTGTAGATGATTGGCACATGTTCTTAACAGGTAAGAACAACTTCAGGTATCAGATAGCTACAACGGTTCCCTATAAAGGAAACAGAGTAGACAAGCCTAAGCCAAAGCATCTAGCTTTCCTTAGAAACTATTTGGTTAAGGAGTGGGGAGCCACCATCTCTGAAGGTGAGGAGGCTGATGACACCATCGCTATTGAAGCAACAAGACTTGGTGACGATTGTGTCATCGTGTCTTTAGACAAAGACTTAGATCAGATATGCGGATGGCATTACAACTTTGTAAAGCATAGTGGTTATTACATCACACCAGAGCAAGGCTTGGTTAAGCTGTATACACAGATGCTGACAGGTGATGCTGCTGATAACATCAAAGGATTGTTCCGTGTTGGTCCAGTGAAAGCAGCCAAAATAATTGGGGACACAACAGATGAACTTGAGCTATACAACAAAGTGTTGGAAGCTTATGAAGGTGATGCTGAGAGAGTGTTAGAGAATGCTCAGCTTCTTTTTCTACGAAGATATGAAGGACAGATATGGACTCCCCCACAAGTGTAAAACCAAACGACATTGCTCTCATCCTTCGCCCCACCATTGAAGATGGTAAATATACAAACAGCTTTCAGGTGCTAGTTAGTGGCTTTGGTCCTCTAACTATTAGCCGTGATGATGCAGACAACTTAATTGGCATGGCTATGATATTGGCATCAGTGATTCCACACATGGAACAAGACGCTGCACTGGCTGATAAGCTTGTTGAGTATTGTGGTAAATGCTTTGCTGATGTAGGCGACTTTGCTTACAACCCAGATCATGATAGCTTTGGTGATGGTAGTTTCTCTATTGATACAAAAACAGTTGGAGGTATGCAATGAATGTAGATGATACACTGGCAACAAGAGCCACTAGATATGGTAACTATAAAGAAGATGTCTCTAGAGTTTCTCAAGCATTGAAAGATGTTTTAAGATCTGGTGATGTATGGAAAGAGATGGATGATGATATGAAGGAAAGCCTTGATCTCATCTGTAACAAAATGTCTCGCATTGTTAATGGTGATCCTTGGTATCATGACTCATGGCATGACATCATTGGATATGCTAGACTAGTTGAAGAAAGAATTGAAAAGCTATGATCACAGTAGACATTAGTTTAAAAGTATTCTTTAAACCAGAAGACCTGCCTAATGTCTATCTGAATGAAGAAGTGTTGAGCGAGGTGATTATTGAGAACCTCACTGCCTCATTAGAACGCATGGACTCACATGAAATTGTGTTTCGTCATGTTGATGTTGAAGGACTAGAATGAAAGTTAATTCTGTAACTATCAGGGAGGCTAGCAATGGCTTTGTTGTTGAGCATGTGGCTGAGTCCGAATACGATAAATATCTTTCTGAGTTTGTTGCTCTGGATGTTGACGAAGCACTGGCAATAGCTAGAGATTTATTTGTGCATTACGATGCTGCTGACATGTCGCATTTAGTAGATACTCCAGTTGGCAGATAACAAAAAAAGAAATGGTGGTGAGTGGACTGACTCTAGGTTCAGAAGCTTTGTCACCTCTGCATTGAGAGCAGCCTCTAGGCGTTGGCCTCCTAAATATAAAGCACTCAAAGAAGCTTTTGTAGGAAGGAAGACTAACAAAAAGACGGGTAAGCTAGCGATGCATTACAAATGTGCCAAATGTAAGAAGCATTTTGTTGCTGCTGATGTACAGGTAGATCATATACTCCCAGTAGTATCACCAACAGAAGGCTTTGTTAGTTGGGACTTGTTCATTGATCGTATCTTTTGTGAGATAGAAAATCTACAAGTGTTGTGTAAGCCTTGCCACAAGGTGAAGACAGATGAAGAGAAAGCAGAAAGGAAAAAGAAATGAATGTAGAACTGTTAGATGAACATGACGATGGTAGTGCTACCTACCAATTTGATTTAACATGGGAAGAGCGTAACCTCTTGCTTAACTTAGGTATAATTACAGCCATCAAGAATGGCATTAATGAAGGAGCTAAATATGTCGGTGACACTAGTCTGGGCAACCCCGAATGCGGAACATCTGATAGCGTACATGGCGAGGGTGAGCAACCCAGAGAATCAGAACAACCCTGAGACAGCTCCTAAGCTGTTGAAGTATTTGATGGACAACAAACATTGGAGTCCATTTGAAATGGTCAATGTCTGTATGGAAATTGAAACCACCCGTGACATTGCCCGTCAAATCCTACGACACAGAAGCTTCAGCTTCCAAGAATTCTCACAGCGGTATGCCATTTCCTCACGCTATGAAACCAGTGAGGTAAGGCTACAAGACAATAAGAATAGACAGAACTCAATCCCTGTAGAAGACCGTGAACTCATCAAGGTATGGGAAGAGCTACAGACAGACGTTTTAATCGCTGCTAAGCGGTCCTATGAGGCTGCATTGGGCATGGGCATAGCCAAGGAAGTGGCTAGGAAAGTGTTGCCTGAAGGCATGACAACCAGTAGAATGTACATGAACGGTACATTGAGAAGCTGGCTGCACTATGTTGACATTCGTTGTGACAAAGCAACACAGAAAGAACATCGTGAAATAGCAGACCAATGTAAAGTAGTACTAACTAACTTAGTTCCATCCTTGTTTTAGTAGAGCAAGCAGTAGCCATCTAAGGTATAACTACCTTTCTTTTCACGGGAGCTTCGGCTCCCTTTTTTCCCACCATAACAGGAGTATTTATATGGCAAAGTTTAAGGTCAACATTGACCTGTCTCGTGATGCATTGTTCGATGAACTAGGCATTCAGAGATTGAGAGAAAGTTACATGAAAGAGGAAGAGGCTAGTCCTCAAGAGAGATTTGCATATGTTTCAGAATCGTTTGCTTCAAATCAAGAACACGCTCAAAGGCTGTATGACTACAGCAGCAAGCATTGGCTCAGCTACTCTACTCCCATCCTATCGTTTGGTCGCTCTAAACGTGGCCTTCCTATCAGCTGCTTCCTTAACTACATGGATGACAGTGCAGAAGGCTTGGTTGACAACCTATCAGAAACTAACTGGCTATCCATGTATGGTGGTGGTGTCGGTGTGCATGTGGGTATCCGCAATAGTGATGATAAGTCTACTGGTGTTATGCCCCACCTTAAGATCTACGATGCTAGCTCATTGGCCTACCGTCAAGGACGTACAAGACGGGGCAGCTATGCTGCCTATCTAGACATCCATCACCCTGACATCATCCAGTTTTTGGAGATGCGTAAGCCTACTGGTGATCAGAATGTACGCACACTAAATCTACATCATGGCATCAACATCACTGATGAATTCATGACCATCATTGAGAAGTCTATGAAAGACCCAGACTTTGATGACAGCTTTCAATTGAAGAATCCTGCCACTGGTTTGGTGGTTGAGACAGTGTCTGCTAAATATCTGTGGCAGAAAATATTAGACCTGCGTATGCAAACAGGTGAGCCATACTTAGTATTTATTGACACAGCTAACAAGGCTATGCCTAAATGGTTGAGCGACAAAGGCTTGAAGATTAATGGCAGCAATCTGTGTACAGAAATCTTTTTACCAACTAACGAGAAACGAACAGCAGTTTGTTGCTTGTCTTCTCTCAACTTAGAATACTATGATGAGTGGAAGAACGACAAACAATTTATTCTAGATGTTATGGAAATGCTAGACAATGTCTTGCAATACTTCATTGACAAAGCACCATCAACAATTGCCAGAGCTAAGCTTAGTGCAATGATGGAGCGTAGTATTGGTGTGGGTGCTCTAGGCTTCCATGCTTTTTTACAGAAGAAAGGTGTAGCCATCGATGGTGTGATGGCTAAGAGTTATAACAATGAAATATTTAAACATATACATGCTTCGTGTCTACGGGCTGATGCTGTCTTGGAGCAGCAGCGTGGTAGTTGTATCGATGCTGGCCTTGGTAATATTAGTAGAAGGTTTAGTCATCACACTGCTATTGCTCCTAATGCCAGTAGCAGTCTTATTATGGGGAATACTAGCCCTTCAGTCGAGCCGTACAGAGCGAATGTTTTTAGGCAGGACACACTTAGTGGAGCATTCGTATATAAGAATAGGTTCTTAAAGACAGAACTTGCTGCACTGGATATGGACAATGACGATGTGTGGGCATCCATCATTAGCAATGAAGGATCTATACAGCATCTAGATGTTCCTGAACAAGTGAAGGAAGTGTTTAAAACTGCTATGGAAATTGATCAGCGTTGGTTGGTTGAGCTTGCAGCAGATCGTCAACAATACATTGACCAAGGCCAGAGCATTAACCTGTTCTTCCCTGCTAATGTATCCATTAAATATTTGCATGCCATCCACTTCCTTGCTTGGAAGAGTGGATTGAAAAGCTTATACTATCTCCGTTCAGAGAAGGTAAGAAAAGCAGATAAGGTTGGTGCTCAAATCAAGCGTCAGAAGATTGAAGATGAAATTGATTTGAAAACTGTGGCTGATGGTGAAACTTGTTTAGCATGTGAAGGTTGATATGGTAAGAACAAAAGCAGATATTACGCAAGAACGTACAACATTCAAGCCATTCAAATATCCTTGGGCATATGATGCTTGGCTTCAGCATGAGCAGAGCCATTGGCTTCATACTGAAGTGCCTATGTCTGAGGATGTTAAAGACTACAGAAAACTCAGTGCTAATGAGCAAGAGTTTTTAACAAAGATTTTGCGCTTCTTTGTGCAAGGCGACTTAGACATTGGCAGTGGTTATCATGACCATTACATCCCAGTGTTCAAGCAACCTGAAGTAAGGATGATGATGAGTGGCTTTGCAGGTAGGGAAGCTTTGCATGTGGCAGCATATGCCCACCTCATTGAAACCTTGGGCTTGCCTGAATCTACCTACAACGAGTTTCTCCAGTACAAAGAGATGGTGGAGAAGCACGACTACATCAGCAATCTGAATGCAGCACCAATGGCTGAGAAGATTGCAGCCATCTCTGCCTTTGGTGAAGGCATGCAACTATTCTCTAGCTTTGTGATGTTGCTAAACTTTGCAAGGAATGGTAAGCTTAAAGGGCTGGGCCAAATCATTGCTTGGTCCATCGTTGACGAAACTCAACATGCTGAAGGCATGATTAAGGTCTATCGTGAATACGTTAAACACCATCAGGATGAAACGACTTCGGATCGCATTAAAGAAATTGCTCATCAAATGGTGGGTTTGGAGGATCAGTTTGTGGATCTGGCTTTTTCAATGGTTGAGGTTGAGAAGCTTACGAAAGAAGAAGTGAAGCAATACATTCGCTACATTGCTGATCGTAGACTCATCTCTATGGGAATGAAGGGCATCTACAAGATTAAGAAGAATCCTCTGCCGTGGGTAGATGGTATGCTTGGTGTTAGCCACACCAACTTCTTTGAGCAGCGTGTAACAGACTACAGCAAGGGTGCTACCACTGGTACATGGGATGATGTATGGGGGAAAGCAGCATGATAGTTGTTAATGTCAGACAAGGCATAGGACTAGACATTGAATATAATGATGACATATGCCACATTGTTAATGATGGTGGAAACACTGATAAGTTATTTGCATATAGTGGTATACTAATCAAGTTGCCTTTCATTAGCATCTACATTGGTGAGTTTGATGAAATTGGATCGCTCACTAATAGCAATAAATCTACAGGGGAATAACATGCAAGTCAAGTCTGAACGATCTGCACCACTGCGTATTCAATTTGAACAAGGCTATAAAGCTTTCAGGCATGGATGGATGGTCAATCAATATGACCCACTGTCTGTGGCAGGTAAGGAATGGCAACGGGGATTTGACCGTGGCTACTTCGATAACATTGAAAGACTCAATGGCTACCAAGCGGTTCGATAAAGAACTCCACGACACCTACGACAAGTTTGGAAGAGATGTAGTTAAAAGCTATGTCTCTTCTTTTTGGAATATGGAAGCTAGAGATAATCCCGATAGATATGGGATTGATCTGCATCTGTATAAAGATGACTTGTTGGTGGGATATGCTGAGGTAGAGGTCAGACTATCGTGGAAAACTGTAGAGTTTCCATACGAAGATTTGAATGTACCTGCTAGGAAGAAGAAGCTCTTAACACAAGAGATGCCTACACACTTCTTCTCAATTAACAAAGATGGAACAGCCTTGTTCCATTGCGAAGCTGCTGCTGTATTAGCTTCAGAAGTTAAAGAATCTAGAAACAAATATGTCTACCAAGGAGAACTCTTTTACAAAGTCTCTCTTGATAGACTTTCTTATGTAGTATTACCTACGGCTGGCTAAGCCACCCTTATTAAATTTTCTAGTGAGGTTTCGGACATTATCAACAGCATTGATTTGTTTCTTCAAATCATTACCATATTGAAACTTACCTAGTTCATTCTTTAGATCTAGTAACAGCTTAGCTTTTTCTTTTGATCCATTAGCTTTTAAAACTTCTGCTGTATTCTCTAAGAGTTTACCAGTATAAACTCTTCTTCTTTGTCCTGCTAAGTTGCCACTCTCAAAAGTTTTGGGATAGTCTTCTGCCTGAATAACTTCTGATACATCTCTTAAGAAATTGTGGTAACGCTGTCCAGTACCTTCTTTAGTTGAAGTGATAGAGCCATACTCTAATGCATTATTAAAATAGTCTTTAATATTTTTATATGCTTGGTTCGCAGCAATGATGCGATCTTTCTCTGTTGTCTTTGCATTAGTAAAAACATTATTCAATTCAAATAAATTAAGGGCTATCTTTTTACTCTTATCTACTCTTTCTGTGAAGCCTACGCTTTCTTTTCTTCCTTGAGAAAACATAGGAGTCTTTCCTTCTCCAACTAAAGGAACACCCTCCAAAGCTTTCTTAGCTTCTTCAGCAGCAGACAACACCTCTAGTTGTCTACCTGTAGCTTTTCCTTGTGGTCTAAGTTTATCTGTCTCAGTAATCATGTCCTCTGCTTCTTTGAAGCTACCAGAACGAGAAAGAGAAACAGGTCTAACTACCCTCTCAGATCCATTGATTGATCTGGCAATGGTGTTAAAGTCTTCAATACCATATTGTTTGCTAGACATTGGAACCCTGCTGAATATATAGTCAGCATAAGGTATCTTTGTATAAACAAGTTTAGTTGGGTTAGTCCCACCAAAGGCTTCACTTTCAAAGTTTAAGTTAATATCTCTAGTGAAGGATGTACCACCAACATGTAATTCACTATGTGCATTACCATGAAACTGAGGATCATCAAAGCCAGTCTTCCATCTCAATGATGGACCTTCTTTATATGTAGATCTTCCATGAAATAGTTTAATAGGTGGAACATCTTTATATTCTTCTCTGAGTTTGTTAAGCCTATCCTGATATTGTTTAGCCATGTCAGCAGCTTTTTGTATGTCCTCTGCACTGTTTAAATTGATTTCTCTACCTGTTGTATATCTGAAGTCGCCCTGCACCACAGCCATAACATCTTCTGCATCAGGCAGTTTAGAAATTTCAGGCATAGAAATTAAAGAATCAAAAGCATCTTGTCTATCCATTCTAATCTTAGCAAGCATAGCTTTTCTAGCTTCGGTGCTGCTAACACCATTGCCAACTTGTGCATTCAAGTTACCCTCAGGTATTTTTGAGAAGCTCACTCTAGGCTGTACTAATGATTTAGTAGGTGGCGTTACTTTACCACCAGACTCAATAGGAAATCCTTCATCATCATATTCAACTTCTTTAATTTCAAATTCAGGATCTTTAGCGGGAGTAGGTTTAGGAGATTCTGGCTCAGTGTTCCACCAATCATCTTCTTTAGGTGTTGGTTTAAATGAAGCTTCTGCTTCAATAACAGCTTTCTCCATATCAGCATCTAGTGGTGCTGGTTTCTGTGCTGCTTGAAGATCCATAGGAACTTCTTCTACAGGTTTAGAGGAAGCAGGACCATACTTATTTTTGATGTATGGCTTCTTAGCCATAGCCGATGCAGCACCTTCTTTAACTACAGGAGCAGCTAGTACTTGTGCTGTTTGTTCCACGGCAGGAGAAACAGAATGTTTAGCAACAATATCACCAAGAGACATTGCTCCTTTTTTAATACCAGCTTCAGCAGACTCACCAATAATCTTTTTAGCTAACACACCTCCAAGCTCCATCTTTACAACACCACCCACAGCATATCCGGGCAGCTCTCTCATGGCTGCAGCAATAGCCAAAGCAGAAGCATAGTCTTTAGTTGTTTCTAAATCCTTACCTTGTTGTTGTTTATATGTTTCAACAACAACACGCTTAAGTTCTGCTGGTAGTTTAGAATATTGTACTTCGTACAAGCGAGGTTGTTTACCAGCAGCAAAAGCTGCTGCTTCATCTTTACTAGTAGCAATTTCTTTAGCTGTTTTCTGCGCCCACCCAATCAGATTCTGTAGAGCTATCTTCTGCAGATCTTTACTAGCTTCTGAATAGAAACTAGTATTCTTAAGATTGTCAAACTGTTCCATAACCAATGGAGCCATAACCTTACGAGCTTCAGCATCTACAATCTTGTCACCAGTGGTGGTGAAGATTTTATTAAAAGGTACTTTGAGTCGAGAAACTTCACCTTCAAGTTCAGAAGGCACTCCTTTAATAGCAATACCCGATAACATCTTCAATGGACCATTATCATTGAAGGCTGCTGTTTCTCTCAGTGGTGGTTGATATACTGGCAACTCTTGTTTCAATATAGGAGTACGCTTCATCAACTGTTGTGTAGCTGAAGAAGTAAAGCCTTCCTCACCTGCCGGAATCTGATAAGCATCTCTAGGCAGAGTTTCGTTACGATCAATAGCACCAATGATGTCGCTGATCTGTTGGAAAGGAACAAGTGCTCTACCTAAATATTCACCCACCCACTCACCAAAGAATGTCTTAACTTTGTTATTTGCTGTGTCTTCGCCAGTTCCTGCATTAGATTGTGCTTCAGCAAACTTATCACCAAGCCATGAATATGTACCTGCTGGTGCTTTGAAACCAGTCATGGCTTCTAAGAATTCCTTAGATTTAAATTCGTCTGTTCTACCATTCTGAAACTTAACAAGGTAGTCACCTAGTGCTAAGAAAGGAGCAGCAGGGAATAAAGCTCTAGCATCTACAGTGGAGCCATCAGGATTCTTTGTGTTGTACCACTCAGTGTCTTGATTCTCTTGTCTATATTTATAAGCAGCATACAAAGCAGCAGTGCCTACAGCACCTTTAGAGAAGTTCTCAAGTCCTATAATGACTTGCTTAGTTCCCATATCAGCTTCACCCTTAGTCATCTTTGTCAAGCCAGCAGCAATGTCTGTGCTTCCAGATAACGCACCAGTAGGCATGTGCTTGTATGTCCACTCCATAGCATTAGCCATGAAGCGAGGGAAAGGAATAACTGTAGAGCCAATAGGACCAAGCTCTTCAATAAACTTCACAGCATGGAACATTGGGCCTTTGGTAGGCATCTTACTGAATGTGCCTGTTAGTGCTTCATTAACAGCATTCTGTAACACATCAAACGGCACTTGCTTACCTTGGGCAATAACATCATACATGTTAATACCAACACGGCTTAATTGCTTCTCCACTGAGGAAGTGAACATAGCCTTACGGAAGAAAGCATCCTGTGCTACGTTGAATGTGTTAGCAATTTGTGCTGCCTTAGACAAGTCATTAGGACCAGCTTCACCTGTTGTCTTAACCATCCTTCGATATAAAGCAGGAGTGCCATTAAGCAAAGCTTCTGTCACTTCAGAAGACAAGTCTCTTTGGCCTAAGTAGAAAGCAGAGCGTACAGCATCATCATAGACACCCTTCAATCCACCAGTGAAGCTGCCTGTTACTGGCTTACCAGTAGCAAGTTCTCCTGCTGTCTTACCTAGTCTGTATAAAGAAGATTCAATAGCTTCTGCTGCTGTACCAAAGGTAATGACAGACACACCAGAGAAGGCGTTCCTAAGAGTTGTAGAAAGCTGCGATACCATCAAGGCTTTTAGCTCTCTATCAAGACGCATACCAAAGTCTCTAACACCAGTGAATGCAGAAGTTACAGCACTTCTGTCCCCATACATCTTATTCAATTCAGATGCAGCAGCAGGGTCAATGTTCTTCAGTTTATTTTGAAGGCGAGCAACTACAGATAGGCTCTGCAAAGAACGAGCAGCATCCCCTGCTGAAGTTCTAAACATCTTAGCAAACTCATCCGGTGTTACATCAGCAGAGGCTAATGCTCTTTCAAATACAATGTCATCAAATGTATCTACAGATTCAAGTGTACGCTTAATAGCATCAGATACTTTCTCTGTAGCTTGTGGAGCAAACTCAGGAATCTGTTTCCAAATGTCTTGAGCAATCAGTGTAGCTCTTTTGTTTAGATCATTCCTAACTTCCATCTGAGCTACAGATGTAGGTTGGCCTTGAGCATCAAGAAGCTTACGTCCTTCATAGATATCATAAGCATCTTCCAATGCTTTATCTGTTGGATCTTTAGGTGTTATTTCAACCTTAGGTGCAGGAGTTTTTGCTTCACCAACAGCTGGCTTTCTAGATTTAAGGATCTCATCTAATTGACTAGTCTTACCTTTGACAGCTCCACGCAGAAAAGGCAGCACTTCTGCTGTTTCAGTGACAGCACCGATAGCACCAGCAAGAGCAACTTGCTTTCCTCTAACGCCTTCTTCCAGTCTCTTTTCTCTATCTTCAATATAAGTTTTTAATAGAGCCTGTCCTGTTGCATCTAATATGGCAGGATCAATTTTCTTAGCTTGATCAAGCTCAGCCTGTGCTACATTCAATTCAATCTTTTGACTAGTAACATCTTGTGCTGCAGTGGTAACACCACCAACAGAAGGAGTTGCTGCAGCCATGCCAACACCTTTGGCAGAAGTAAGAGCAGCCTTAGTACCCTTCTCTGCTATCAGTTTTGATATACCACTACTAGCAACTTTACCTACACCAAGAGTTAAAGCTGTAGAGGGGCTACTAACAACGCTAGAGATAACATCCAATATAGGACGGAATCCTTTTTGTCCTCTACCTTTTTCATCAAACACACCAGCGGTGTTCTTAAACAAATCATAAGCAGCACCTGCTTTTAAAATGTCTTCTTGCTTGGCATTGTTTAAATATTGTAGTTCTCCTACACTATTAATTTCATTGCCAGTATCAAGCATACGCATGTGTGTGGCAAAACGCTTTACAAAGTCTTCCTTTGTTTCTCCGGCAGTAGGTACACCTTCTTTACCAAAACGAGCAGCAGCATAGTCTTGGATGGTTTTGAAGTTCTTATCATCTTTCCACAAAGCATCAAAAGGAATCTTCTGTGCTTCTTCTTCTCTAATCTTTTCTGCCCTTGCCACTAAAGCTGTAGCTCTCTGGCGAGGAGCTAAGAAGGCGGGTTTAGTTAAATCTTCTGAGGGTTTCTCAGTAGGTGCTGTGGCTTTCGCAACAACAGTGTCACTCATACCAAAAGAAACTGGAGGTGTTTCAACTACTTTGTCATTAACACCAAAACCAGTTGCGGGTGTTTCAACTACTTTGTCATTAATACCGAAAGCCATAATTACCCTTTAATCTTTTCTTTACCATCCGTATCGATATATCTTGTTCCCTTAGGAATGGCATTATATTCAGCTTGAGTTTTTGGAGCTGGCACTGCTGCTGCGGGGGCTGCTGGCTTTGGCTGCATAGGCCCACCACGGGTAGCAGCAGGTGCTACAGGAGCAGCAGGTGCTGGTGCAGGTGCTGGAGTTCCTGCTGCAGCAGCCTTAGCAGCGTCTACATCTGCAGTAGTTAATACATTACCACCAGCTACAGCTTTTCCATTTCTGAAGTTTACACCAATAGATATTAAAGCGTTCTTATGAAAATCAGACTTAGGCACACCATTAATGGTGAAGTCATTAATAATTTCGTTTTTAGCTTTAGTCATCGCAGCTTTAAACTCTGTGTCACCAATTGCTTTAGGTGTCATAGTAATTGTACCGTCCAAGGCAACCGTAGAAATAAACTTACCCGGAATTAGTTCTTCCATCCTAGAAGAAACTGATCTATTAGCAATAGTAATCCAATTGCTTTGTGTTGTTTTCTCAGGTGCTGAAGGTGTTGGAAGCTCACGAAGCAATACTTTACGTTGTTGTAAGAGAGCTTCTAAATTCTTAGCTTTGCTTGGGTTCTTTTCAGACATGGCCTTTTGAATTTCTGTAACCATGTCGCTTTGAATCTCAGCTTCAGATTTCTTTTCAACCCTCATCTTCTCATTCAAGATGACAAGCCTACCAATGTTGGCATCAGCTTTAGCAATTGCTTCTTTATCACCAGACTGTTGAGCAGTGACAAACTCAGCCTTAAGCCTCTTCTCCATCTTATCAAAATCTTCCGGCTTAGTTAAAGCAGAAGGATCTACCCTACCCATATTAGAAACAAAGGAAGAGGATGGCTTATATGTAGACATCAAGTCTTCTAAAGACACACCAAGCTTAGCTGCTGTTTGTTTAGCAACAAGTAAATTCTTTCTAGCTGTTCTCTTCTCAAAGAAGGAAGCATCCTCACGAGCAGCAAACAAAGCCTCAGCATTCACTGCTGCTTCTTTCTGTAAGCGATAAACATCATCAAAGTGTTTATTAATATCAATAGTAGGATCAACTCCTTCAACTTGCTTAATGAAACCTCTGTTTGTTTTCTTAAACCACTCTGGATCATCGTCCAGTTTCTTAAGAATACTTTCAGCTAGTTTAGGTTTAGTAGCAATATTAATTAGTTGACTATTGTCCAAAGGACCATCAGCAAACTCAATACCTCTAAGAGAGTTAACAACCTTAGTTGCTGATGCTCTTTCGGTTTCAAGTTCTTTTTTTCTTTCAAGTCTAGTTGTATAAGAAGCTTTTAGTTTCTCTTGAATAGAAGCAGCATTAACTTCATCTTCCTGCTTAGCCTTTTCAGTAAACCCTTCAAGAGCACCTTGTAATAGTGGAATTAAAAAAGACATTACATATTTCCTTTAGACATCAAACCCTTATTAACAGGAACTAAAGATTGAATAGCTTCTTCAGTTTTAGCTTCTGAACTATTAACAATCTTTTCTACAAGAGTTCTGTCTAAAACTTTACCTTTTAATTTATCTTCTTCAGCTATAAAATATTCAATACCGTTTAATTCAGCTAAGGTGATAAACAATTCAACAATGATAGGCATCACTAAGAAGCCAACATCAACAGTGTGAATACCCTTCATCATATTAAACATGATGGCTCCATTAGCCAATGACTGAAGAGGAACACCTAACTCAATTGCATCAAGACTTTTATCAATGGCATCTTGATCATCTGTAAGTTTATCAATATAAAAATCAGCTACCTGTTGAATAGTTACCAATTGTGGGGGCTGTTCCCAAGGCACACTACCCGGCTCTGTTGTCAAAGACATGCCGGGAATTGGAGCTTCTAAAAAATCTTCATCCTTTATCATTTAAAAGCTCCTTCTTTTGTTTACGAATAATCTCAACATACTTAGCCACTTGTTGTTCAGCAGTCATCTTACCTTCTGGGGCAGCTTCCTTCTTTGTTGGACGATCCACAATACCTTTTGATACTGCAGTGGGCTTAGATGCTGACATGTTCTTTTCAACAATGCTATTTATCTTGCTGTAATACTTCTTAAAATTCTGCATAATTATTTCTTCTCCAACTCATTCAATCGTGTAGAAAGCAAATCAACCTTAGTGATGAGTTCATTAACAGCAGCCACTAACAAACCATTAACTGCTGCATAGTCCACCACATCAAAGGTAGAGTTGAATGAAGCTGGCTTAACAGCTTCTGGCAACACCTTCTTAACTTGTCCTGACAATACACCCATTGTAGTGATTGTACTGTTATAGCCAAAAGGTTCAGCCTCTACTTTGTAAGTATAAGAATAGCCACCAATTTCTTTAATTTTATCTAAAGCATTGGTGATTGGTCCTTGTATATCCTTCATGCGTTCATCACTCAAGAAAAACATAGCTGCTGCCTTAGCTGCTGTACCAATAAGGTTTCCTTTTGCTTTAGTCTTTTCTGCTGCCACCCCTGCATTCCTTGTGGCATCTGCCTGTATTTCAGAAATTGCAAGCTTGTTAGCCCTATCTTGATCGTTCTGTCCTTGTTGCCAAGCAAAGGAAACACTGTCTCTATAAAGTTGTGTCTGATTATTATATTCTGCCAATGTCATATTCTGTGACAATTGTGCATTCAAGCTGTTTGCTGCATTTGTAGCTGCTGTGTTAGCAGTTGAAATCTCTCTTTGCCACTGAGCATTAGATTGATCAATAACCAATCGTTGAGAAGCATTAAAGGCTTGTCTTTGATTCTGTGCTTCTGCATTAAACTTAGCTACAGAGTTTGTTTGGTCAGTATTAAACTGACTAACTGCTGTAGTTTGTGCTGCATTAAATTGGCTAACTTGTGTAGCCATTGTTGCATTGAATTGCGTAACTTGATTTTCACTAGCAGCATTAAATTGCTTAGCAGCATTAGTAGCAGCAGTGTCTGATAACAATGCTTGTGTTGTTGTTTGTGCTTTAAACAATACGGTTTGTTGTGCATTGTCTAAGTTCTTCATGTCCATAGCTAAGAAAGCCTGAGCATTAGCAACAGCAGCTTGCTGTCTATTATTTAAATTAGCTGTCTCAAGTGTAGCTGTCTGTGCAAGCTCAGCCATAAAAGCAGCTTGTTTGCTATTAAGATTTGCTAAGTCAACAGACTGAGCAAGTCTAGAATTCTCAAGAGCTACTTGCTGTTTAGCATTGAAGTTCATGTTAGCAATGTCAGAAATCTTAGAAGCATTGATAACACGGGACTGGAAGTTTTGGTCAAACTCTTGACCTAAGAAGGCAGCTCTTTGCTGTGCTGTAAGCATAGCTACCTGTTGTCTATTAGACAAATTCTGTGTAGCTACTTGCTGAAATATAGCAGCATCAGCAGAAGCAATTGGTAAAGCTTTTTCTAATGCAGCCTGTACAAGAGCAGCGCCAGCCATACTAGAAGCTCCTAAGCCTCTAGCACCCATCTCTGCTGCCACTGCCCTGAGTGCTCCAGCAGCCCAAGGTGGGGGATTCTTAGTATCAAAATCTTTAGTTAGTTTGGTAAGCTGTCCCTGTACAGTCATCTCTTCAGTGACAGCTCCTTCTGCGGCTTTAGCTTGGGCAAGTTCCTTATCCACCTTAGCCATGTCTACAGCAGAGCCAGATACCTTCTCACCTTCTTCAAGTTTCCTATCTTCAGGAGCTTTAACAGTTTGTGCTTCTGCAATTTGTGCAGCTCTATCAGCAGCACCTGTAAGTGCTGTAGGACCAGCCTGTGCTGCTGTAACTTGTGCTTCTTTTGATACTTCACCCTTAGCTGCAGTGACACCCGCCAATGCTTCTCCAATTGCAGGGGCAGCTTTAGAAGCTTCATATGTAGCAGCTGGTCCAGTTTGAGTGGCTGTAGCTTGTCCTGCTGTAGCAGTAGCAGCACCTGTTACCTGTGTTGCTGTCTCACCAGCCCTGCTTTCTGTGCTTATTTTTTGAGCATCAGTAGGAGTAATCTGTGCAGCAGTTACTTGAGAAGCTTCCCCAGCAACTGGAGCAGCAGAGCCAGTGGGTGCTACAGCAGGTGTTGAGCCTCCTGTGGTAGGGGCTGCTGGTGTTGCTTGTTGTATTTCTGATGGCTTTAATGCTGCATTTCCCGCAGCACCTTTAGGTACTTTGATGTAGTGAGGCGTACCATCAACATTCTCACCATTCTGCATCAAGTCATATTTGTAGTCTTCTTGCGGGTTGTTCCCATAGCCAAGAGGTGCTCCAACGTAAACAGGGGCTCCCTGTTCATCATATCCAGAAGAGTACTGGTCTAAATCTACTGGTGTTGCTTTAGTTGCTGGCGCTGGTGCAGGTGCTGCTGGTGTTGTAGGTGGAGTTGAGCTTGGTACACTATCATTTGGTAGTATTTTATCACCAGAGGAAGGCATACCAACACCCATGATGCCATCTCCACCATCCATTTGATATTTAGCAACAAGATCACCACCAACACGATAGTTACGTTTAGTTTTTACAAGCCCACCCTTAGCCATACGCTCAGCATATTTACCAGTGATGGCAGAATACTTAGCCTCTAACGCAGGAGAGGAAGCAATGAACTCATCAAAGCCTTGCATAGGACCATCATAGCCTAGTTTTCTAGCTACTATTTCCTTTTGTTGTGCTGTAAAATCTTTCATACTTTTCTTGGGTTCTCTATTGCTTCAGTCAAACAAGTTAGCATATCTCTATTATCCCGTAAAAGTGCTAACACTCCTACAGATAAACAATACACTTGTCTTTCTGACATTTTTAATTGGAAGCAGTCGTCTATAGCGTGTATACATTCATGTAACAATGTATCCATCTCCGCTAAGGGGTGCTGACCAGACTTAATTTTAATTGAATATTCTTCGTAACTATACTCACCTAATTGATTAGGAAGTTCGTTCACAACCTTCACAGGTACTTCTCTGCCTACAATACTAAGAGAAGTTGGTAACATCATTATAACTCTTTATTCATTGTCATACCACAAATATCAAACTTAGTCAATCATCTAGACAACACATCCACCGCATGGTTGATATGTTTAATACGATCTTCTAGTCCAATTGTTCCACCATTAATCTTCTTAGTCATCATAACAAAATCTTTGCTATTTGCAAACCTATTTAAGCCGTGTGTCTGCCAGAACCAGCCAGCCGTTTGAGCAGCATATCTAGGGGTACGGACAAGCTCTGGCTGCATAACAAAATCTACGCCCAAGGCTTGACCTGCATGGTAGAAGTTGCTATGCCCAGTTAGCTGGAGAAATCCGGAGCCACGGAACCTGAACCCATCCCCAGAAGCTTCATCTCTGTTGCCCATACGATTGCCGTAAATGCGATTGGCAATGCGCTGTGGCTGCTTCTCATACGCAGCAGCTTCCTCTGGTGTAAATCCCCACTGACGCTTAGGTGTCTTAGGGAATAGCTTAAGCAACGTAGCTGCCCTGTAGTTTAAATTCTCTTCCATAATGCGGAAGTTGCCACACTCATGACCACATTGTCCTATCCAGCTAGCTTGTTGAATAGGAGAACTAATACCAAAGCGTTCAAATGTTTCATTAAAACTATCAGCTAATGATGGGTCAATATGAAGTTGTTTTAAATGTTCAGCGGTTACCATTGATTAAATTCCTTACTTCGTCATAGGCTGAGATGCATTGGTTGAGCTTGTTGATGGCTTTGTCTCCTTCGGCAACGATGTCGATAAGAGCATTAATAGTCTGTCGCTCAAGTTCGGCTGCATCGGTGTTGCTATTTCCTGCGGGAGTGGAGGAATCTGTGGCGGTTTGTACACAACTGGAGGTGGGGAGGCGCAGCTCACCAACCCTAACAAGCTCACGCATAGCAGACTGTTTCTTAGATACTTCATTGTTTGCCTTTCTCAATGCTGCTTCTTTATCACTAAGCTTAGCAGCCATCTCTTGTTCTTTAACCCTAGACTCTTCGTTCTTCTTAGCTATCTCTACCTGCATCTCTTGGTCACGATCTTCCCAACCAAAGTGATAGCCACCTCTGTATGTTCCAAACAGTGCAACCATTGCACCTATTAATATCCAAGGAAGAGGAATGCCAAACATTAGTCAGCTTCTTTCCTAGCTACTGCTATCTCTTCTCTATCCTCATCAGGCTCCATGTGCTCTGGAGGAGTTGTTGGAGGAGGACCGGGAGTCCAGCTCTCATCAAGCTCTGGATTCTTCCATACTGGCATAGCACCAAAGGGCTGAGAAGGTAGACCATAAGCAGACTGAGCAGGAGCATATGTGTTACTTACATAAGGCTGCTGCATTGGAGGAGCTATGGGGGCTGTAGGCGTTGTAGGCTTGAAAGCATTAGTTGCTGTATTAACAGCTCTCTTACCTACAATACCACCAATACCACCAACAATCAATAGCACAATGTCATTGAGCATCTTTGTATATGCCTGATCAATTGGAGCCATGCTCTTGATAGGCTGTGTTACAAAGGTAACAGAATATAACAATGCAAACACAATACCAAAGAGGATGATGGTGATAGCCACCACCACAAATCCCCATATCCTAACCTCAAGCTCTTCAGGGGTTAGTCTTGGTTTGGGCTGGCTTGGTGTCATCATTTTTGTTAGCTGTTCTATCAATTTGTTTCTCCAAGATGGGTGCTACTAAATACTCAGGGCATGTCTGTGTGAATTGACATCTAGGTTTCTGACATTGCTCAGCATGAAAGTTGTCAGGGTTTTGACAAAAATATCTATACCTATCTTCACATCCAACAAGCAGCAATAACAATAATAAATATTTCATACCATTACATCCACAGAGTTTGCTCTAGCCCACTGATTTCTCACTTGCTGCACTTTGTATGTTTGTTCTTTTTGATGATTCAGTCTCTGAAGTTCCTGTAGGTTCTTCTGATGAATAACCTGCTGAGCTTCTCTCAACATGTTTGCATTGGCTTGATAAGTAGTGATTTTCATAACCCAACCTTTCCCAATAGAAGAGCAACAATTTTGTTTGATAAGTCATCCGGTAAAAACCTTAAGAAGCCTAGAAACCACCAAGCTGCACAGCCATAACAGAACACTCTGCAAAACAAGTCAAATTGTTTTTGGTACTCATTCATTGCTCAACTTTGGATAAACAACTATCCAGAAAAAATAGTTTAAAGGAACAGCAGCCCAAAGTAATACATCAAAGTATGTCATCTTCCGCATCCTCCTTTAGGACAGAGGCTCATCAACTCGTTAATGCCAATAAAGACTAAGAGTAGAACAAAAGCAACACCGCCAATAATCATAGCAATCTCTTGCATTTCTTCTTCTTTAGCTTTGGCCTTTTTTTCCTCGGCTCTCAACGCTGCCATCTCTTTGGCATCATCTCTGTCCATCTCTGCTTGTCTAGCCTTGATCTTGTTCCAAACATCTATCTTGCCTGTCTGCATAAACAACATCTTGAGTTCTTCTTCAAAGGCTCTGGCTTGATCTAGTGCCATCTCAATTTGTAGAGCAGCACCCATGTTAGAACCCTTCTTCTCCCTCTTGGCTTGAAGCATTGCCTTAGTTGCTTGGCTCTTAGCATCAAACATCTTGCCAATCATTGGGGCAAGACCGCCTAAATCGTTGGCTACTTTACTAGCCTTCTTGACCATGCTAATGGCACTTTGCAAGCCATTTAGAGCCGTGATTGGATCAATCATTTTCGCTCAACCTTCTTCCATTCAATGCATACAACTTTTCTGTTGTACACATCTCCAGTCCATGTCCATCGGACACACCTATATTTCTCCTCCTTGGACGAAACAGGGAAAGATGTTACTAATAAAAATATTAATGATGCAACTTGTTTTCTATGGCTAGCCATATAGCACCACAGAATGCACCAATAACTAAGAT